ACTGGGATGGTGCTCACATGTATCACCTACCAGCCAGTAACGTACAGATTGAAACAGACCCTAAAACTTATGTAAAGGGCTATACTTACAACTCAGAGGTACGTTTCCGTCCCGACGAAGTATTTCACATCAAAGACCTGAGCAGTCACACTATCTATCGCGGCACCAGTCGGTTAGCGTCAGCTGACCGCAATATCAAGATACTCTACAAGATGCAGACCTTTCAAGAACAGTTCTTTGATAACGGAGCCGTGATGGGACTGATCTTGACCAGTGACAATACTCTGAGTCAGCAAGCCAAAGAACGAACTATTCAAAACTGGAAAACTCAGTACTCACCCAAAAACGGTGCTCGGCGTCCCATGATATTAGATTCAGGCCTGAAGCCTTGGGGTGAGTTTGCAGACACGTTCAAAGACATGGATTTTGATGTGAGCATCAAAACTCATGACACCAAGATCCTAAAGAGCTTGGGTGTTCCACCGATATTGTTAGACGGTGGCAACAATGCAAATATTGCACCCAATTTGAGATTGTTTTACTTGGAAACTGTGTTACCTATCGTAAATCGGTATGTTAGTGCAGTAGAAAGATTTTTTGGATACGATGTAGAAGCAGTAACTGCAACCGTATCAGCATTGCAGCCTGAATTAAAAGACGTGGCTGCTTACTATGCCTCTCTGGTCAACGGTGGAGTAATCTCTCCAAACGAGGCCCGAAAGGAACTACGCTATGACGACAAGCCAGGTCATGACGACCTGAGGGTACCAGCAAACATTGCTGGTAGTGCTGCAAATCCCAGCGTAGGCGGAGCGCCTAAAAAGCCTCCACAAGAACCAAGGTAAGGAGCCTATGAAAGATAAAGTACTACATTTAAATAGTGCTTTTTCCATAAAAGCTGCAACTGACAATCCAGGCCAAATCTACATCGAAGGGTACGCAAGTACCACAGACGTAGATCGCCAGGGAGATGTTGTTCCCAGTTCAGTCTGGGAAAAAGGCATGACTAACTACCTTAAAAATCCTATTATCTTAGCCTACCACGATCACAGCAATCCGATCGGACGTATGACTGAGCATAAAACGGATGGCAAGGGGTTATGGATAAAAGCAAGAATTTCAACAGCTGCCAAGCAGTTCCAACTTATCAAAGACGGAATTCTTACAGCTTTTTCTATCGGCTTCAGGGTGTTGGACGCTGAGTACAACTCAGCCGCTGAAGTGTTTTTAATCAAGGAATTGGAACTGGTAGAAATTTCTGTCGTTTCAGTACCTGCAAATCAAAACACTGTTTTTGATTTAAGTAAAGCATTTGATAGTGCTGACGATTACAAGCGTTACAAAGAGCAATTTGCAACTCAAGACCAATCAGCTAAAGGGCTAGAAAAGGTAACAGAGTCAGATCGCGACATTAAAAAGGAATGGAATATGAATCCAGAAGAAATCAAGCAAATGCTTGCCCAAGCTGCTCGTGAAGCTGCCGAACAAGCTACCGTGGCCCTAGAAGCCCGTCAAAAAGCTGTGGCAGATGCCAAAGCACAAGAAACAGCCCGTCAGGCTGAAATCAATGGCATCGTTAAGGCTGCTGTAGAAGCTCAGATCCAAGTTGGTCAGAGCGGCACAGAAAAGCTGTTAGCCGAAGTTGAAAAGCGTTTTGAGACTGAGCGTGCTGCTCAAAAGAGCGCTCTAGAAGGTCTAGAAGCTGTTCTAAAGGAAAAGGCCGATGAGTTGAAGGCTCTACAGACTTCAAAGATGGCTTTTGGCGACAAGTCAAAGGGCGACAGCACCTCCTACAAGGAGCGTGAAATGGCCGTGTTGCTGAGCAAGGTAACTGGCAAGTCTCTTGAGTCTACACGTTATGGTAAGATGGTAGTTGAAAAGGCCGGTGGTCACCTTGGCGGTGGCAGCAATACAACTGGTATCATCACTGCTCCTGCTTCTCTATGGGAAACTGAAGTTTCTACAACCATGGAAGACGAAGTACGTCGCCGTTTAGTGATGGCTCCACTACTTCGCAACGTTGCAATGCAGACCAACGTGATGAGAATGCCCTTAAACCCAGAAGCTGGCAAGGCTACATGGGTTATCAACAGTGATTTTGGTAATAGTAACAACAACAGTTCTGGTAGCACAGACACTCATGTGTTAAAAGAAATCACTCTAAACGCCTTCAAGGTTGCCACACGTGAATACATGGCTCTTGAAGAAGAAGAGGATTCAATCCTAGTGTTACTACCTATCGTTCGTGATGCTATGCTACGCCGTGTTGCACGTGCTGTAGATTCAGCCATGATCAACGGTGCTGGCAGTGGCAGCGACCCAGTCAAGGGTGTTGCAATGTACGACAGTGCAAGTGCTGTTCAAATCGACAGCGCGAACGCTGTAACTGTCGCCAAGATGAGAGCCCTTCGCAAGGACTTGGGAGCTTGGGGTCTAGAGCCTTCAGAGTTGGTTTATGTAGTTAACACAGAAACATACTACAACCTATTGGACGACACCACATTCCAGACAATGGACAAGGTCGGTGATCGTGCTACGTTGTTAACTGGTCAGATTGGTAGTATTGCCAACACACCAGTGGTTGTAAGTGGCGAGTTCCCAGCAATCGCTGAAGCAGCCGACGGCGCAAGTACTAACATTGCAGCCTTCTGCTTTGCACCTGCCAACTTCTTGGTAGGCAACCAGCGTGGTCTACGTGTTGACACAGACACACTAACAGAGCGTCAGAGCCGTGTACTAGTGGCTTCACTACGTACTGGTCTAACTCAGCTGACAACTAACCTAGGACCTGCAGTAAGCACCCTACGTTACGTCAACGGAGCGACCTGATATTAATAAAACTGGGGACTTTTTAGTCCCCGGTTTTTCCAAAGGGCTGTGTCAGTCTTTTGGAAAAACTATAAGGAGAAGTCATGGGTGCAAACTTAATAACCTTACAAGAATACAAAGCTTATGAAGGTATCACCAGTACCACCCAAGATGTAGAGATCGCAACAATCATCCCAAAGGTTTCAGAATTTGTTAAAAGCATCTGCCGTCGTACATTTGTGGACTGGGTTGATGATGCCAAGACTGAGGTACTGAATGGCGGTACTTGTTTGTTATTAGGTGAAGCGCCTATTATAGCTATCTCCAGCATCGAAAAGAGTGAGAATTATGGTCAGAGCTATACTGACTTGGTAGAGTTCACAGACTGGGTACTGGACAATCAGAATCAACAGATCTTGCCCATTAACAGAGCTGAGTTTCCCTACTTGATCAACGGCTATCGTGTCACCTACACAGCTGGTTATGAGACCATCCCAGAAGACTTGAAGTTAGCAGTATTGGACTTGGTTACCTACTACATGAAAAATCAAGGTGCTGTACAGAGTCAAATTGCGGTTACCACAGGAAATGCTCAAGTTCAGTACCTCAACCAGAGCAACCTGCCTGGGCATATTAAACGGGTCCTGGACCTCTATGTTTTGAACTACAACTGATATGAGTAAATCAGCCCTTAGTGCAACTGTACAAGCACACATTTTAAAAAGAGTTCGTAGTCAGGCAGATAAGTTCCTAAGTGGTACCAAACTGAAAATTTTTGACAAAAAAGGAAAAGAAATATTTAATCCAGAAGTTGGATTTTCTCTAGAACAAATACGTAAAGAAACTAACCTCAATCAAGAGGCCAGCGTAAGCAGAGGCGGTTTAAAGCAGCTAGCAAATACTTTTAAGTTACTAACTGAAAAAAGTGTTTTAGCAGCAGATGCAGTAGCTTTATTGGGTAGAGATAATATATTTGACGAATTAAGTAATTTTCTTTTACAAAAAGTAAATAAACAAGAAAACGCGGCAAGTATACGAAGTAGAAGCGGTGCTTTTAAATATACTGGCGTAAGAGAAAATGAAATAGATACTACGGCTAAATTGGCAACTGCCAAAAACCGAGAAGAAAGTTTCAAAGACGTAGTTCTAGTAAATAATATCAGTCACGGAAAATTTAATGAATACTTTGTAGAGTTTTTGAGAACACAAACCACAGCTACAACAGAACTAGTAGACTTCATTAAAGAAAATATAGACACCGGACACCTTAGTGGTGTTTTTAATATCAGACTACAAAGAATATTCGGATTAAAAGTACAACAGACCAATAGATCTAATTACAGATCTATGGCAGTAACTTTCAGCGACACAAACGAAGAATTAAACGATATATTTCAAAAGATAGTAACTTTGATATCAGATGCAGATTATCTATCTAGTAATATAAAGTTAAATTTGGAATTATTTTCAAATACTACGAAAATAATATATGACAAAGACGGACCAAAAGTCTCAGTTGAAACCCAACTGTCTTTGTCAAATCAAGAAATAGGTAGAAAACTAGCAGCAAGTTCCAGATATCTTAATCAGTTATTAGATGCAGCAAAAACTACAGCAGTTAGAGCCGATGCCGTTACTGCTGGTAAAGAGATGCAAAAGTTTTTAACTTCCTTAAAACCTCTAGCAGACGAAGTTAATATCTTAGCTCAAACTTTAAAAAACTCAGATGTACAGATCCCTGCTAATGTGCAAAAAGTAGTTGATGATATTCTAAGCGATAATATTACTGTACAAAGGTTGTTATCTACAGAAGGTTCTGACCCTGCACTGACTTCTATAATTAAAACTATTGGCAGTATATTTGATGGTAAAAAAATACCAAATAAACAAGTATCTGGATCCAAAGATAAAGCTGTTTCTCAGGTAAAAGCAAAAGGTAGGCCTAAGCAAACTGTAGTAATAGCCCCAATAAAGAAAAAGCAAGTTCAAGTAAGGGCTTCTCAAGGAGCTATTACAAAAGTATCTAGCATTATATCTCTACAGAATTTAATCAATGCTAATCTGCATGATCAAATCAAGAAAAACATGGGTACAGGCACTCGCAAAGATGTATTGAACTACCGCTCTGGTAGATTTGCTGAATCCGCAAAAGTAGAACGACTCAGCGAAAGCCGTCAAGGTATGATAACTGCATTCTACAGTTACATGAAAAATCCCTATGCAACTTTTAGCCGCGGCGGACGTCAGGATAGACCCTACACCCGCGATCCTAAATTGTTGATTTCCAAAAGTATCCGCGAACTTGCGGGAGCTCAAGTGGCCAATCGTATGAGGGCTGTATTAGTATGAGTAGAAAATCAATAGTTACAGCTCTTGCAGACAAGTTCAAGCTCATCAACGGTGCTGCACCCTACCAGATAAACATATTCGACAACAGTTATCCCTATCTCAAGTTCTGGGATGAGGTCACAGACTTTCCTTGCATCTACCTTACACCCGGTTCAGAGGTTCGTGAGTACTTACCAGGAGAGTTCAAGTGGGGCTACTTATCCGTCTCCATCAAACTGTACTGCAAGGGCGATGATAGCCAAGACCAGTTGGAGAAGCTTTTAGAAGATGTTGAACTCTGTATTGACCTCAATCGTCAGTTAATATACGAAGGTTTGAGCGAGACCACAGAGATCCTAATCACTAGTATAACCACAGACGAAGGTTTGCTAGCTCCGTACGCAGTCGGAGAAATCAATCTACAAGTCCGGTACCAGGTCGTGTAGAATCAGTGTTCTATTCACCAACAACAGATAAAGATCTAGTTAAGGTGATAACAACACACAGCCTTAAAGGAAAAAATTATGGCAGTTAATTTAATTAGAGGTGCTAGAGTATTCTTTACTACAGCACTAGACGGAGACAACAGAATCGCCCCAGCTACAGCCCGCTCTGCCGCTGACACATTCGAACTACAACCTCTAGACGGTATGAGCTTTAGCCAAAATACCACTCTAGACACAGTTACTTTAAATGAGGCTGGCAGCACACCTAGCCGCGGCCAGAGAAGCTTTGCAACTGCTCTAGAAGCAGGTGATTGGAGTATTTCTACCTATGTACGTCCCAAGATGTTTGAAGGCGGAGCAGTAGCTGCCGGACTTGACATTGGTGACTTTGTGCGACCCGAAGAAGCCTGCCTGTGGAATGCTATGTTTGGTTATACCAACGTAGACTTGAGCAGTGCTTCCGCTCTTACAACTACAGCTGGACAAGCATATACCGAAACAGCTGCGCCAAACGGCACTACTGTTCCTTCAGCTCAAGTCCGTCTAACACAGAGTAACAGAAATCAATTGCTACGTTTTGGCTTGATTATTGTGTTTGACGACACAACTGTGTTGCTACACAACTGTGTTATTGACCAAGCCTCAGTTGACTTTGGTATCGATCAAATTGGTACTATTGCTTGGACAGGCAAAGTTGCAGAAATTGAAGTTTCTACAACCACAACAACAGCAACAACCACTGGTACCAGTCCCACTTTATCAGGTAGCTTTGGCGGCCTAATGAGTGGTGCCTACAAGCCCAAAGATGCCACATGTAAGTACATCACAAACCGTTTGAGTACTGTAGAATTGGCATCTACAGCTGCCAAGTACGGTCAAAGTGCTGTTACTTATACCTTTGCTATTACTGGTGGTAATATTACTTTTGCCAACAACGTTACTTATCTAACACCAGCAGTAATGGGCACAGTTAACAAGCCTATTGACTATTTCGTAGGTACCAGAGCTGTGAGCGGCAGTTTAACAGCGTATCTGAGAACCGGTAGTACAAACACCGCGCAACTATTGAGTACTCTGCTTACACAGGCCAACACCTATGACCAAAACCAGTTTAACGTCAAACTCGGTATGGGCGGAAGTGTGGCAGTTCCTACTTCTACAACCATGGAAAACAAGGTAATCTTTGAACTACCATCAGCCATGTTGCAGATTCCTCAGATCAGTACAGAGCAAGTAATTTCTACTAGCATCAACTTTACAGCTCAAGGCGCAGCCTCCGGAACCTATGATATTGAGCAAAACAACGAAGCTACTATTACTTACTACTCTTCTCCCGCAGTTTAATCTCTAACAGAGTAGGGTGGTGATCCACCCTACTCACTACAACAAGGACAATTCATGACAGAAAACGCAAGTGGTTCTCAAGTAAACCTATCACTAAAGAGCCTATTGGTACCTAGTAAAACCGTAGAAGCTGAAATGCCCGGATACGCAGGATTTAAAGTTACTCTGGGCTTTTTAAGCAGAGAAACCCTAGTCTCTATCCGTAAAAAGGCTACAAAGAATGTTTTTAAGAATCGTCAAGCATCCGAAGAGCTCAATGACGACCTATTTTTACAACTCTATGTACAATCGGCTGTCAAGGGCTGGACCGGTTTTAAACTTACCTACCTAGAGCAACTAGCACCCGTAGAACTCAGTGGTCAAGACATGAACAGTGAGTTGGGATTCAGTGAAGAAAATGCGCTTTTCTTGATGAGAAACAGTTCAAATTTTGATGCTTGGGTTTCAGAAACAGTAAGTGACCTGGGAAACTTTCAGAGCGCCAGTACGAAGAAGTAAAAGATAGTATTGGTCGGTACTTTGAAAACTCCATGTTGGGCATGACCAAGGAACACTACTTGGACATGTGCGACATGATGAACACAGAGCCACTGGAGTCTGAAATACCGTTAGAGTTCTCTGATTTAGTGTTGGAGGTTCAGGAAGCGTTTCAGATATATAACACCCTGCAAGATTGTTGGGATTATATGGGTGGCAACTATATAGGAAAAAATTTTAACTATATAGAAACTGTGTTTCGTATAAACAACATCGAACCAGAATTACACAAAGTCTACCTGGACCTATTGTTGTTGATAGACAGCATCAGATCTAAAAAGATACAAGATAGCAAACCAAAGACCAATTAAGCCCGCCCATAGCGGGCTTTTTTGTTTGCATAGAAAAAATTACTGCTTGACAAAAGACCCCCACAGTGGTATAATTTGTAGGTCTTGAGTATAGAGCGCTCAAATTTTTTATTGCCAGGAGAACTTATGGCAGCTAATAATACAAGTACATTTACCCTGAGACTTAGAACTCAGGGTATGGATCAGGCTCAACAACAGAGTCAGACAATAAGAGACAACTTACAACAAGCACAACAAGCGGCACAAAATGTCAGTGGCAGTGGTAGTAGTCGTAGATTTGCCAGTAGCGCAGCAGCTCGGCCTACCGGCAACGCAGGAGCATCTGCTGGAGTTTTTACTGGCCAAGAGGTAGAAAACTACAATCGGGCCAGAGGTGCGTCCGGTGCTGCAGGCGGTACCGCTCGTGACTTTGCAGACCAAGCTCGTGGGCTTGGCGGGTTGGTACGTCTGTATGCAACTGTTGCAGCTAATACCTTTGCACTAACAGCTGCGTTTGGCGCTTTAAGCCGTGCCATGGATACTACCAATATGGTCAAAGGTCTTGATCAGTTGGGGGCTGCAAGTGGTGTAGCACTGGGTAGTTTAAGCAAGAGACTTGTAGCTGCAACAGACGGAGCCATCAGTCTGCGCGAAGCCATGGAAGCAACCACTAAAGCTGTATCTAGTGGTATGAACAGCCAAGATGTATTAAGGCTTGGAAATGTAGCAAAACAAGCATCTCAAGCTCTCGGTGTGGATATGGGGGATGCCATCAGTCGCCTAACTCGTGGTATTACTAAGCTAGAACCCGAACTATTGGACGAACTGGGTATATTTACCAAACTTGATCCAGCAGTAAAAGAATATGCTAAATCTGTTAATAAGAGCGTCAGCGAACTAACAGATTTTGAAAGAAGAGCCGCATTTGCTAATGCTGTGTTAGCAGAGGGCGAACAAAAGTTTAGCAGTATCAAAATTGACGCAAATCCCTACACAAAATTGTCTGCCTCTATTCGCGACGCCTCACAAAACATTTTAGAGTTTGTAAACAAGGTCGTAGCACCAGTGGCTAACTTTTTTAGTCAGAGCCCTACTGCCTTGTTAACAGGTATTGGAGCATTAGCAGCTATATTAGTTAAACAAGCTCTTCCAGCTATAGGTGAATTTAGACAGGGTTTAGAACAGACTGCCCAAAGAGCAGGACAATTGGCCCAACAAAAAGCACAAGAAGCACAGCAGGCCAGACAACTTATAAATCAAAGAATAATTGATGAAGTAGAATCCCGTGCAGACAGAGAACTAAGAGCTGTAGAAGCCGCAGAAGCTAGAATACAACAATTACAGCAAGGTAATTTAAATAGAAGAAGTGCTGCTTTCCGACTACTATCCCGAGATTTACAAGACATAACAGAGCAAGATCTACAAAGAGTAGAAAGAGCAGCTGGAGCCATGGAAAGACGTGGTCGCAGTGCAGAAGCCTCTGCGTACAGAGATGTAGTAACAGCAATACGTTCTCAAATTACAGCAGAAACAGATCTAATAGCTACTAGACAGAGACTTACTGAACAAGTAGAAAGAGATGCACAAAGTTGGGGTACTTATGGCCTGTCTGTAAGAGCAGGACAGAGAGCACAAGACGCAGCTATTAGATCTTCAATTATAAGTAATGCAGCATACAATGGTAGTCTTATAGGACTAAGGGGATCTTTTGCCTTACTAAGAGAAGAAATAGCACGTAATAATATCACAGGCTTTAGTGCGGCAATGTTAACTGCTCGTGGAGCAATAGCAGCATTTGGTGGTATGATAAGTACCGCCATGAATGCCTTGAATGGTTTCTTCATGGTAATAGGCCTAGTAGCCGCATCTGTGTCCTTAATAGATGGCATATTTTCAAAAGCTTCAAAAGAAATTGATGCTTTTAGTGGTAGTGTTGGTCGTGTCGAGGGTTCTACAAAAAACCTAACAAATACATTTGATACAATACGTCAAACAAATCCTTTTAGTGTACAGAGCATGGAAGCACAGTCCAATGCCTTGTTAGAGTTTTCTAGCAGCATGGACGAGTTAGCAAAAAATGCTCAAAAAGCATTGAGAGCACTACAGGACTCTGGATGGGACAAGTTCAAGAATACTATAAAAGGAATTTTTAATTTAGACGTTCAATCTAGTTTTTCAGAAAGTTTTGGCCAAGGTATAGTTGCAGCTGTTGAGGGCATAGATAATAAAAAGATTGCTGACGAATTAAAGAGTAAACTTGGTGGTTTGTTAAATATAGAAGATGTAACAAACTTTAAACAGGTAGAAAAAGCCTTAAAAGGACTAGCCCCTACTTCTGGTATAGTAGAAGAAATCCGAAGAGCTATTAAAGGAGCTTCCAATGATGCTGGTATAGCCGCCAGCAGAGCCAGAGAGTTTGTTTCTGCTTTTGAAGCTTCAAAGGAAGCTTTTAGACAGGTATCCAAAGAATTTGAAGTAAGTGATAGCACAGTTAAATGGGCCAATACCAGTATAGCAGCTTTAACTGCTCTTGATAAAAATTTAAGTGGCCCTATCAGTGAGTCTATATCAAACTTGATCAAGGCTTCCGACGAACTAAACAAGTCACCTATATTTGGCTCTAGTTCAATAGAAGTAGCCAAATTAAATATTGAGTTAAATAAGGCTCAAAAATTAATGGTACAAAGTGAACAAGACGCACAAAATCTAGAACAGAAGCTAAAAGATTTACAAAAGCTGGCAGAAAAAGATTTATTTGCAGCCGCAGGAAGTATTGATAGTACAACAGCCAGAGATAGACCGGGCGTAGAAAAAGAAATTGTAAACAAAGAAATTGCACGACTGAAATCTGAAATAGATAGAGCTAGAAATGCCAGAGCTCAGGCAGAGTCTACAGCAGAAGGTGCCGCGCTAAAGATTAGAAATAGTATTAATACAGGACTGTCTGAGTCTGTAGGTTTAATAGCCGGCCGTATTCAGGCAGAACTAGCCAAAGGTTCAACACAGCTACTTCAGTCTCTGTACTCAAGAATAGATAATATTCCTGAGCTAGCAGGACGTCAATTTGATTTAAAGATCAAAGAATTAGACGGACAGGCAAGATTAATAAGAATTCAGCAAGAATTAGCAAACAGAATAACGTTACTAACAGCCGAAACCGCATTAAGCAATGCCTTAGAGTCTAATAAGTCTGCAAGAGAACAACTAGGTTCCGCTAAAACATTAAGAGAAGCAGAAACAGCAGGCCAAAGAGTCGCTACTACAGATAAAGATGTACAAAATGCAGAAGAAAAGTTAAAGTTATTGAGACGGGCTGCTATAAATCCACTAGCAGCACTCGCAGATCTAAATAAGGCTTTAGTAAGCAATGCAGAGGGTGCTAGTGGTTACGCTCAAGAAATAGTAAATGCTGCTCAATCAAATGCTGGTTTCATAAAGTCCTTACAAGATATAGCTCAGCAACAAGAATTGATCAAAAAAATAGAAAAGCCTTTAGCAGAAGAAGACTCGCGCTATAAAAAAGAAAAAGATATATTAGATGCTAAAATTAGAGAAAATAGCGCTACAAGAGAAAGTTTACAACTTCAGCTACCCTCTAATAAAGAAACCGAAATTGAAACACTTGAAAAACTAAGAATAGCACAGATCGAACAAGCATCTTTAGAGTTTGAAGATAAAAAACTAAAGGCAAAAAGTGATTACAATAAACAGTTAGTTATTCGTAATGGATTGGTAGCTTTAGGTAGTGCACAAGATGCCGAAATGGTTTATCAAAATGCCGAGTCCAATAGGCTTCAAGCCGAGCAGCTGGCTACCAGAGAAGAATTTAATAGAAGATCGCAGATAGAAACCAATATTGCAAAAGAGAGATTGTCCGTTTATGACAGACAACAGTCAAAGTTAAAAGAAATAGCAGACTCTGAAAGACAAAATGAGCAAACTAGAAAAAACGCTACGCTGTCTATAAAAGAATCAGAACTTGGATTAGCAGAAACCAGGTTAAGTATTGCTGAACAGCAAAAAATATTTAGTGAAGAATTTATAGCAAATAGCCGAGCACAAATTGAATTAACCAAACAAGAATTATCATTTGAAAAAGAGCGTCAAAACTTAACTAATCAAAGAAGCACAGCAATAGGTGAATTAGCCGCAAAAGCAAATCGACAAGCGATGCGTGGAGAAGACAATTCAGCTACTATTAAACAAATGATGGATCTTGCAAGTGCTTTTGACGCACAAGCTTTAGCTCAAGATAGGGCTAATTCTTCAAGAGTAACTGCAATTCAATTGACTAGATCACAAGCTATAGAAACAGCCAAACAAAATGAAGAACTCAAAAAGCAAGCAGAGATCCTAGGACTTTTCGAAGGCATTGCAGACACTCTAGCCCAAGCATTTGGTAAAACAGGTGCTGTTTTAGGTAATCTTGTAAAAACTTTTGGAGATATATCTGCAGGCCAAGAAAAGTATAACACTGATAAAGCCAAGTATGTAGGTATCTTGGCTGACATTAAAAAAGCTGAAGAGGGTACTGGTGACCTTACATACGACCAAATACAAAAAAGAACAAAGGCAACCAAAGACTTGGGTGATTTGGAGCGGAAGAAGGCAAAGGATGAGATTTCAGATAATGCCAGATTAATGGGCAGCGCTAAAACCTTATTCAAAGAGAAAACAGCTGCTTACAAAATTTTGAGCGGTGTAGAAAAAGCTCTACACATTGCCAGAATTGCAATGGACTTTAAAGAGTTAGCAACTTCACTATTCGTAGACAAAGCAAAGGTTGCTGGAAGCGTTGCAGGTGAAACAGCACAAACAGCCGCAACTGGGGCAGGTTTCTTTGCTAGAGCCGGACTATACGTAACAGAAATATTTGCTAAAATATCTGCACAACTTGGTATCTTTGGACCACCAGTCGCAGCAGCTATAGTTGCAGCAATAGGTTTAAGTGTTTTTGGTAAAAAGAGCTCAGCACCCGTAGCAGGTTCTACAGCCTCAGAACGTCAAGAAACCCAGGGAACTGGTATGACTTGGAAAGATGGCAAGAAAGTAGAAACTGGTGGTGGAGTTTTTGGAGACTCAGAGGCAAAATCAGACAGCATTAAAAATTCTTTAAATCTAATAGGTAATACCAGTGTTGAAGGTTTAACCTATCAAAACAGAACTGTTAAATTGTTGGAGAGCATTGATCGTTCTATAGGCGGAGCGGCAAAATCTTTATACGGTGTACTAGGCCTACGCATGGGCACTGGATTTGGTACCAAAGAGGGTACAACCAGCAGTGGTATACAAGGACTATTTGGCAGTAGGACAACTAAAGAAATAATAGACTCTGGTATAAAGTTTGCGGGTTCATTCCTGGATGTACTATCAGGCAAAGCAGGATCTGTTCAACAGTATGAAACTACTAGAACCACAAAGAAAAGTAGCGGATTTTTAGGTATTGGTGGAAGCACAAGGACTACAGACGCAACTCTTGAAAGAGACTTGGCTAGTGTTGATCAAAAAGCTGCTGCAGAAATTACTAAAATATTTAGTAATGCGGGTGCCTTATTTGTTGAACTGGGTGGCAATTTGGGTAAAACCCAAGACGACATATTTGCATCTCTGGCTCAAGTTGACCTAACAGGAAAATTTGCTTCATTGAGAGGTCTACAAGGCGAAGAGTTACAAAAGGAGTTAGGAAATGTAATTTCTAGCGCTTTAGATGATGCGGCCACTATTGCTTTTAAAAGCTTAGAAAAGTTCCGTAATTTTGGCGAAGGAATGGCAGAGACTGTTGTTCGTGTTTTAGATACAAATGAAAAAATTTCTCAGTCATTTCTAGCTCAGGGCGGAAAAACCATTAATCAGCTTGTAAAAGAAAGTTTTGGCACTATTACGGAAACTGTCAGAACTTGGTATGGTAGTACAAGAACTGTAACCAGAGCAGCCACAGACGCAGAGTTAAAAGAAAAAAGCATAGAAATTACAGAAGCACTAGCCACTCTAGCCGGAGGACTGGACAAATTCCTAGACAACCAGAAGTTTTATGCAGATAACTTTTTAACTGAAGCCGAGAGATTGACTCCTATACAGGAGTCAGTTACTAAGCGACTGGGTGACCTAGCCATTGAACACGGTAAAACAGACTTGGCCTTAATAAAAACTCGTGGCGAGTTTAAAAACATTGTCAATGCACTTGACATTACCACTCCAGCAGGCAGAGAGCTTTATACGTCTCTTATGGAGCTAGCTCCAGCTTTTGCTATGGTATACAAAGAAGCCGAAAAAATAGTTTCCCTAACCACAGATGAGTTTGTTGCTAAAATTAATGACACACGAATTAGGGCATTACAGCTATATGCTGAAATCACGCGATCAGAAACAATGACTGCAGCAGTACGAGATGCACAGCGAGCCAAAGAACTAAAAGAGTTTGATAAATATTCAGGAGTTCAAAAGGATATATTAGTTTCAAACCAAAGATACCTATACGCTCTAGAGGACGAACTTTCAGCAAAAGATAAGCTGATTAAACGCAGAGATTTACTGAAGTCGGTTTTCAATGATTTCACTAAAGCCATAGATAACCTAACTAACTACAAGAACACTCTGTTAGCCGGAGATCTGTCTACACTACTACCAATAGATAAATACAACCTAGCCAAAACACAGTTTGAAGAATTATTAACTGCTATTAACATAAATCCTGAAACAGAAGCACAAGCAAAAGCACAGTTGGAGGCAGTCAGCAAGCTACCTCAAGTAGCAGACGCCTACTTACAAGCTTCTAGAGTGGTTAATGCAAGCAGCGGTGCTTATGTTAGCGACTTCCAAGCTGTTAGTAAAGCACTAGACCAAAGCGCAGACAAACTAAAAGAAGTTCGGGAAGACATTCAAGTTCATCAGTT